CCCGGATAGTCTCCGCTGAGACCGGGAAGTTTTTGCGCCCATGAAAACCCTCCTGCTCACCCTCTGCCTCGCGCTGGCAACGCCCCTGCATTCCGCCGAGCGCACGCCCACCGATGCCGAGATCAACCGCTACGCCGCCCAAGAACTCGCCAAGGCTCGCGCCGCTCGCCTTGCTGCCGCCAGCGCCAAGGCCGAGATGGAGTTGACCGACAAGCGGCAACGCGAGGCCGCGATCACCGTCGTCGTGAAAGTGTATCAGGTCATCCCTGGGCGCGGCTATCTCGCCAAGGCGATTGGCCAGGGGGCGACCGGTCCCGAGCGCATCGTCGAGCGCCCGCGCGAGGAATGGGTGCAGGGCACCGGGCTGGATGCGCACAAGAAAGTAAAGCGCACATGGGTAGACCGCACCAATGAGCGGCAACGCGTGCCGATGCCCGACCTCTTTTTCGTGCACGATGCCACGGCGGGCCTGATCGATGGCGCCAGCGTGCTCCTGCTTCTCCGGCCTACGGAGCCCTACCACTACGGGGCGGTGAGCGGTGCAGGCAAAACCGTGGCCGGCTATTCCACGAAGCTCGATCCGTTCGCCCCCTGATTCGTCCTCGCCCTCCGCTAAAACCCGGAATGGGCTGAACCGGTGAAACGTCGGGGGATACACCCCGCGCGCCCTCGTGTAATCTGGCGACAGATACATGGGAACGGCGCAAAAATTTCAAGGCGAAAAGGTCCGCGGGGCGGCCGTCAGCCGCTGCACGGCCACCATCGGCACCTTCTCCGTCGGTGAAATCGCCGCGTGCCGCGCCGCCGGGGCCGTCGCCCTCCACATCTCCACGCCCGCCGGCCGCTTCATCTTCCGCGTCAGCGAGCGCGATTTCGTCGTCAACCTCCGCGGCGCCGTCGACTACAACCGCAACCCCTTCCGCTCCCTCGCCGAGATCGAGGCCGAGGCCGCGCTGGAGGGCGAGGAACTCCCGTGCCAGGCTCTCGCCCGTGGCGAAGGCAAGACCCGCTGCGAGCGCGCCTGGTCGCTCCTGATCTCCGACCTCACGCGCACGATTGCCGATGTCGCCCCCGGCTGCGGAATCCGCGCCGAGTCGCTCCAGAAATGGATCAGCGACCATCACAAAGGCGAGCTGCGCGCCCTCCGTGCCGCCGCCGGTCTGCCCCTCCGTGCCGCCCGCCGCCCCGCGCCCCTCGACCGCACCCCCGTCGCCAAGCCCAACGGAAAGATTCTCTGAGCCGATCCCGATCATGAGTCGCAGAGCACACCGAGCCCGGCCCACAGAGGCCACAGAGCACAAGCCTGCTGCCTTACTCTGTGACCTCGGATCTGCCTCCCTCCGCCCTCTGTGACACGGCTCGAAACCTCCCCGCCTCTCCTCCGATGCCCGACACCCTCACTCTCATGAAATTCGCCCTCCTCGCCCTTGCGCTGGTTGCCCTCTGCGTCGTCCTCACCGGCTGCACGACCGGCCTCGCCGCCAAGTTGAACAAGCTCCCCGACGGCCGCTTCGCCACGGCCACGCTGGAGGAGACCGACAAGTTCACCTCGACCACGATCAAGCTGGAGAACGTCACCAAGGACAACGGCACGCTCGCGGCCGACCGCATGGCCGTCGACCACACGAACCCGTGGGTCACGAAATTCCACTACGAGGTCACCGGCTACTACGGCCAGCTCAGCGCCGCCGAGAAGAAAAAGCTCCTCCCGTCCTTTCCGTTGAAAAATGCAAATGCGGCGCCGGCCGATCCGGCACCCGTGGCGGCGACAGTGCCGGCCGCCACGGGCCCGCTCTGAGTTTCCCGCTTTCCCACTTTTCCGCCTTCCCACTTTTCCGCCCCCATGCTCCTCCTCGCCGAAGTCGCCGCCACTCCGACGCCCGAGTCGCTCAAAGCCTGGCTTGAAGTGTTCGCCTACCTCTGCGGCATCATCGCCGCCGCCGCGGTCGCCTGGTCTTACATCACGCAGCGCGGCACGAAGACCGAACTCCTCGGCCAACCCATCGACGTCCGCCAGCACGCCGGCACCGTCACCCGCGAGGAGTTGAAACAGGTGCACGGGCGGATCGAGCGCGAGCGCCGCGACATCGACGCCAGTATCGCCGCCGTGGCCGCCGCCGCCGAAAAGCGCGCCGACCGCACCGACGCCAAGCTCGATGAAAACACCGCCGTCACGCAGCGCATGAGCGGCGAGGTCAGCCAGATCAACCAGAGCGTTCAGACGCTCACCTCTTCGCTCACCAGCTTCCTCCAGGGCCAAGCCCGCCACTGAGTCATGAGCCCCCTTCACATCGCCCTCCTCCTCGCGCTCCGCAGCGTGCAACCCTACGGCCTCCCCGCGGGCACGCTCCTCACGCAAGCCCGCACCGCCGGCCACCGCACGGTCACGTCGCCGCAGATCGAGGCCGCCCTGCGCGATCTCGCCGACAAGTCCCTTGTGGCCTCCGTCGTCGGCACGCTCGCGACGACGTGGCGCCTCACCGCCCTCGGCCTCTCCACCCTCAGCGAGGAGGGGCTGTGATGAAGCGTTCGGCTCTCAGCTCTCAGCTTTCAGCGGTCGGCGGGCTGCTTTTCGCTCTTGCAGTGCTCGCCGTCATCGCGCTGCACGTGGCCCTCGCGATCATGCTCCTGGGCGGGCCGTCGCCTGTCTCCCGCCCCCTGTCCTCCGTCTCCCGTCCTCCGTCCTCCGTCCCCCGTCCCCTGTCCTCCGTTTTCCGTTTTCCGTCTTCCGACGCTGGAGCCAGCGTCGGCGGTAGTCGTGTTGTTGGTCAAAATCCTCGCGCGTCGTTAGGGGTAGCGGCGCGCGAGGTCTCCGCTCCGATCTCTCAGCTCTCAGCTCTCAACTCTCAACTCCGTGTCGCCCACTCATGAAAAAAGCCCGCGGCGATTCGAAGCTCAAAACCCTGCCGCCCGCCGTGCAGGCGGAACTCTTCACGCAATGCCAGGGCAAGGGCGGTTACGATGCGGCCCGTGCCTGGCTGCTCGCGGAGCACGACGTCAAAACCTCGGCCGGCTCGCTCTCCAATTTCTTCGGCTGGTATCCGTTCTCGCTCTCGCGCACGGCGAGCTATGCGCAGCAGTTCGAGGCGGAGATCGCCAAGCTCCCGGACATGGCGGGCAAAGCCGCGCAGCTTTCCCAGATCGGGCAAGTGGGTTTCGAGATGCTCGCGATGCAGAGCAACGATCTGGAGGGCTACGCCACGCTCAAGAAACTCCGGCTGAAGGAAGAAGAGCAATCGATCTCCCGCGACACCCTCAACCTGAAGGTGCGCCAATACGAGGAGAAGATCGCCGCCGCGCGCTCCTCGCTGGAGAAGGCGAAGAGCAAGGGCGGCGTCTCGGCCGACACCCTCAAGCTGATCGAGGAACAACTGAAACTCCTCTGACCCACGTGCCCCGTCCCGTCAAAGCCCGCAACGCCGTGCCTGGCGATTCCAAGTTCTTCCTGAGCTATCAGGCGAAGTGGATCACCGACAACTCCCGGCTGAAGCTCATCGAGAAGAGCCGCCAGATCGGCCTCTCGTGGGCCACGGCCTACCGGCTCGTGCGCAACAAGAGCGCCGCCGATGCGCGGCAGGATGCGTGGATTTCCTCGCGCGACGATCTACAGGCCCGCCTCTTCAAGGAAGACTGCAACCACTTCGCCGGCATCCTCGACACCGCGGCGCAAGACCTCGGCCAGATCGTGGTCGATCCCGAGCGCGCGATCTCCGCCTACGTGCTCCAGTTCGCCAGCGGCGTGCGGATCAACTCGATGTCGTCAAATCCCGACGCGCAGGCCGGCAAGCGGGGCGACCGCACCCTGGACGAGTTCGCCCTGCATCCCGATCCGCGCAAACTCTACGCCATCGCCTACCCTGGCATCACGTGGGGCGGCTCGATGGAAATCATCAGCACACACCGCGGCTCCGCGAATTTCTTCAACCAGCTCGTCGTCGAGATCAAACACAAGGGCAACCCCAAGGGCATCTCCCTGCACACGGTCACGCTCCAGGATGCGCTCAACGCCGGCTTCCTCGCCAAGCTCCAGGCGAAGCTCCCGCCCGACGATCCCCGGCAGGACATGGACGATGCCGCCTACTTCGATTTCATCCGCGCTTCCTGCGTCGACGACGAAAGTTTTCAGCAGGAATATATGTGCGTGCCGGCCGACGATGCCGGCGCCTTCCTCAGCTACGAGCTGATCGACGGCCTGAAATACAAGCCCACCGAGTCGTGGGAGTATTCGCTCGCCCAACTCGCCGCGTGCAAAAACCCGCTCTTCCTCGGCGGCGACATCGGCCGCGTGAAAGACCTCACGGTGTTCTGGGTCAATGAGTCCGTCGGCGGCGTGCACTTCACCCGGAAGCTGATCCGCCTGCAAAACTGCACCTTCGACGAACAAGAGGCCCGGCTCTACGAGCTGCTCACGCTCCCGACCATGCGCCGGGCCTGCATCGACAACACGGGCATCGGCCGGCAGTTCGTCGAGCGGGCGCAAAAACGCTTCGGCGAATCCAAGGTCGAAGCCGTGAGCTTCACGGGCCCCGTGAAAGAGGGCCTCGCCTATCCCGCCCGCGCTGCCGCCGAGGATAAGAGCGCCCGCATCCCGGACGATCCCAAGGTCGTCTCCGCCTTTCGCGCCATCCGCAAAGAGACCACCGCCTCGGGCAACATCCGCTTCGTCGCCGAGCGCACCGAGGGCGGCCACGCCGATGAATTCTGGGCGTGGGCTCTCAGCCTGCACGCCGCCAAGGCTCCCGCCGTCGGCTTCACCGCCACCCTCTGCTGAAACGCTGCCCTTTCCCGTGCCCTCCGCCGCCCACCCGCACCCTTCGCCCTCCCGGCCCCCACTTCGGGGCCTTGCAACGCCTTGCAACGCCGTTTGCAACGCCCTCCCCGGCCCGACCGCGCCCCGCTTTTCCGCCACCGCATGAAACTCCGCGACTTCATCCCCCCCGTGTTTGCCCGTGTCGCGCAGAAATCCTTTGCCGCCACCGCCGCCGCCTGGACGCGCGGGGATGATCTCACCGACCGCCCCGCCACGAAGCTCGTCAGCTCCTACGCGCAATCCGGCTGGGTGCACGCCGCCGTCAATCTCGTCTCGGGGGAATTCACCGGCCTGCCGCTCTGCTTCTACGCCGGCACCGAGGAATTCGACAACCCCGCGCTCGACGCCTGGTGGGCCGCGCCCGCCCTCGGTCCCGATGGCAAACGCCTCGACCGCGCCTCGGTCGATCGCCTGATCGCTCTCTGGCTCCAGACCGAAGGCGAATTCTTCCTGCTCCTCGACGACGCCTGGCTGCTCTCCCGCTTCGCCACGTCTTCTGCGTCTTCCAAGTCTTCCGCGTCTTCCCCATTTTCATCCACTCCCTTCATCGTCGCCCGCCCGGATCGCGTCCGCCTCATCGTGCAGGCCGGCACGCTCCGCGGCTACGAATACACCGACGCCGCCGGCCGCCGCTCCGTCTATCTGCCCGAGCAGGTCGTGCACCGCATGGAGCCCAACCCGCTCGACGAGTGGCGCGGCCTCGGCCGCACGCAGGTCGCCCGCGTCGCCACCGAGGGCGCCTTCCTCACCGGCGTCTACATCCGCGACCTCATGCGGAACAACGGCGACCAGGGCTTCATCGTCGTCGGCAAGGGCGGCGTGGTCGACGATGCCCAGCGCGAGCAGATCGTGGCCGGCCTCCGCGCCAAACGGGCCGCCCTCCGCTCCGGCATCGCCAAAGACCTTTTTCTTACGGGCGACATCACTGTCGAGCGCCCCACCGAGCAGGCGGCCGGCGCCGATCTCACCGCCTCGCAAGGCATGAGCCAGCAGGAAATCTTTGTGACGCATGGCGTGCCGCCCTCGATGGCGACCGTGAAGGCCGTGTATTCCATCGGCAAGGATAGCGACCGCTACCAGCTCATCACGTCGACCAGTCAGCCGCTCTCCCGCCTCATCACCGGCGCCTACAGCGAACTCGCCCGCCGGCAGACGGGCCTCGATCTCCGCGCCGAGCACGATTGGGACGATCACCCCGTGATGCAGGAGGTGCGCCGCGCCCGCCTCGATGCCGGCCTGAAGCTCTGGGCCACCGGCATGGCCTGGCGCGACATCAACGATTATCTCGGCCTCGGCCTCAGCAAGTTCCCTGGCTGGGAGGTCGCCTATCTCCCGTTCTCCGTCTCGCCTCTTTCTTCCGGCGACGTCGCGCCCGCCCTCGATCCCGTCGCCGATCCGATGCTGGCGGAGCCCGAAGACGATACCCTCAAGACCCTCCGCCTCCTGGTGCTCGCCCGCAGCCGCACCGCCGCGCCGCGCTCCGTCGTAGGGCCGCCGCTCGCCGGCGGGCCGCTCCGTTGCGCCACCGCTCCAGACGAGTTCGCCGCCTTCACGTGCGGGTGCTCCAGTAGCGGCGAGCGCCAGCGAGTGGCTTCGACGGATCGCGATGAACTCGTCGCCCAACGCGCCGACCGCCCCGCCGCCGAGATCGCCCGCTGGAAAACCCTCATCGCCCAGCGCCGCGGCACCGTCTCGGCGTTCAAGAGCGCCTTCACCCGCGTCCTCATGCAGGCCCGCGTCGAGACCCTCAAGAAAATCGAGGCGGTGCACGTCGATCCCAATAAGCTCTCAGCTCTCAGCTCTCAGCGCTCAGCCCCGATCCGCAAGAACGTCGCCATCGATTTCCTTTTTGACCTCGCGAAGTTCGCCAGCGGATTCCGCGGCGCGATGGAAAACCAGCAGAAGGCCGCGCTAAAGACGGCCGGCGATCAGCTCTTCGCCGAGCTGGGCAAGACCGATCCCTTCGCCTCGCCGCCGGCCGCCGTCACGGAATTTCTCGCGCAGCGCGAAAACAAACTCCGCGGCGTGCCGCAGTCTGTGTTCGACCGCGTGAAGGCCACGCTTCAGGCCGGGCTCGATGCCGGCGAGACCACCGCCCAACTCTCCGCCCGCGTGAAGAGCGAATTCAACGGCATGGCCGACGAAGACGCCCGCCGCATCGCGCAGACCGAGACGAGCGCCGCCTACGGCTCCGGCCGCGACCAGGCGATGCGCGCCGCGGGCATCCAGTTCAAGGCGTGGCTCACGAGCGGCAACGGCAACGTGCGCAGCTCGCACGAGCAGGCCGGGCTCGACTACCCGCCCGACCGCGGCATCCCGCTCGACGAGCCCTTCATCGTCGGCGGCGAGGAACTCATGCACCCCGGCGACACGAGCGGCAGCGCCGGCAACGTGATCAACTGCCACTGCGTGAGCATCGCCGTCAAAGCCCCGGAGGACGCCGCATGAACTCCGTGCCCTCTGTGCCACCTCTTCCGGCCTCTGTGCCTCCCTCCGTCTCCGGGGCCTGAGTCTCTCAGCTCTCAACTCTCAGCTCTCAACTTTTCCGCCCTCCGCCCTCCCATGAAAACTCTCCGCCGCGAATTTCCCACCACCGCTCGCGTCCTCTCCGCCACCGCCGGCACCGTCGAATTCGTCGCGAGCGACGAGACGCTCGACTGTTACCAGGAGATCGTGCGCGCCTCCGGGTGGCGCTTCACGCACTTCAAGAAAAACGCACCCTTCGTCGATTCGCACGATTACAGCACGATTGAAAAACTCCTCGGCCAGGTGGCCGATTGGCGCATCGAAGGCCGCCAACTCATCGAGACCGTGCGCTACGATCTCACGCCCGGCTCGCTCGGGCTGAAAGCCTTCAAGCTCGTCCGCGATGGTTTCCTGAAAGCTGTCTCCGTCGGCTTCGTGCCCACGCGCACCGTCTCGAAATTCGACGGCGCCGAATTCAATCTCGTCCTTGCCGATCTCGCGCTCTCGCCCGCCAACGCCGCCGCCGTGCGCGTGGTCTACCTGGAGCAGGAGCAGATCGAGCTTTCGCAGTGCGTGATCGGGGCCAACCCCAACGCCCTCGCCCGCGCCTACAAGGCCGGCTGCCTCAACGATGAGGATATCGACCAACTTTCCGCCCAGATCGAAGTCTCGAAACAAAACGCTCGCCCGGCCGCAGTCTCCGTGGACGCCGGCGCAGCCACCCCACGGACGAAACTCGCGCTCCTGGCGGCGATCCACGCGCTCCGCTGATCGCGGCGCGCATCCAGAAAAACCAACTCAGTCACTCAGAAAGAAAATCAGTCCCATGAAAAAGTTCCTTCACGCACTCTTCGCTCACGCGAAAAATTCCGCGCTGCTCGTCGCCGCGCTCACCGCTGTCGCGGCCTATAATCTCTTCACGAATCTCGGCGTGCACTTCGCGCCCCTCGCCCTCGGCCTCACCGCCGAAGACGAGACCCGCGAGATCAACAAGTCGCTGCTCGCCTCGCTGGGCGGCATCGAGAAACGCCTCGGCAAGATCGACGAGATCGAAAAGGCCATTGAGAAAAACAAGGGCGACTATGAATCTGTCGTCAAACTCGTCGCTGAGGTGCAGCTTCAGATGATCGAGTTTCGCAAGCTCTCGCTCCAGCAGAACTCGATTGCTCAGCGCAGCGCCCGGCCCGGCTTCCTTTCCGATGGCGCCGCGAAGTTCCTCGGCGGCGTTTACCTGCTCGCGGCCCGCAATCAGGAGAAACTCGGCGGCCTCCGCGTCGGCGATATCGATGAGAAGATTCGCGAGTGCCTCGGCGTCGAAGCCAAGGCGTCCCTCACAACCAGCGACATCCCGATCCCGACGCAGTGGCGGCCCGAAGTCGTCGAGTTAGTCAGCCAGTTCGGCGCGGCCCGCAAATACGGCACCGTGTTCCCGCTCGGCGCCGGCGTCGTCAAGCTGCCCCGCCTGGGCACCGACACCGCCTTCGGCCTGATCTCGGCCAGCGCCGCCGTCCCCGCGAAGTCGCCCACCGTTGTCTTCGTCACGTTCACGCCCGAGAAGACCGGCGGCCTCATCACCCTCCCGAGCGAAATCGACGAAGACTCCATCGTGGCGATGGGTCAGTTTCTCGGACGCTACTGCGCCCGTCAGATGGCGAAGGCGGAAGACTCCCTCTTCTTCATCGGCAACGGCAGCACGCAGGGCGCGGTCGAGGGCCTCACCTACTCGACGATCACGAATTCGAAGGTGACGCAAATGGCGTCCACGAAGACGAAGTATAGCGACATGACGCTCGCCTACCTCCGCGGCATCCGTGCCCTGGTCGACGCTGCCGCCCTCGGGACGAGCGCCTACTACCTGCACCCGTCGTTTGAGCAAATGCTCGCCGGCTTCAACACCTCGGGCGACAAACCGTATATCGCCAACGGCATCCAGGGGGCGAGCCTCGACGGCTACCCGATCCGCTGGGTAGACGTGATGCCCGCCTACGCGGCGAGCGCCAACGTGTCGAAGGTCTTCGCCCTCTTCGGCGATGTGAGCTACCAATACCTCGGCGTGCGCCGCGGCATCGAGGTCGCCACGTCGAAGGAAGCCGGCTTCACGACCGACGAGATCATCGTGCGTGCGCTCTCGCGCTTCACGATTGGCCTCATGGCCACCGGTGCCGTCTCCGGCCTGGAGACCGCCGCGAGCTAAACCCCCTGGCGGGAGTTTTCTGCGAGGTCCGCCGCACGGGCGGCGGGCCTTTTAGAAACCCTCTCACCGCAAATGCCACCACCCATCCTCACTAAGCCCATCCGCCCCCGCCCGCGCCCCTATCCCACGATCAAGCGCTAACTCCGTCTCTCAGCTCTCAGCTCTCAACTCTCAGCTCCCCTCATGGACCTCGGCCTCGGCAATCTCACGCAGCTCAAGGCGCACCTCCTCGCCGAGGCGCTGCGCTCCGGCACGACCTACGACACCACCCTCGCCGCGCTCGGCAAAGGCGTGGCCGCGCGCTTCGAAGGCCATTGCCACCGCAAGTTCGGCCGCGTCGTGGCCGACACCCACGAGTGCTCCGCCGCCCGCGATCACGTCGTGCTCCCGCGCTACCCGGTCGAATCCGTCTCGGCGATCTCCCTCCGCGAAACGCTCGCCACTGGCTGGGTCGACCAGGGCACCGTCTCCGATCTCGTCGAAAACATTTCCGAGGCCGCGGGGCTCGTCACTCTCAGCTCTCCGCTCTCCGCTCTCAGCTCGGCACGCCTGCGCGTGACGTATACCGGCGGCTACTGGTATCCCACCAGCGCCGCGCGCACGATCCTCTCCGGCTCCGCCTCCTTCTCCGTGGGGCAGAGCACCGCCTTCATCACCTTCGCCTCTGCCTTCGATGCCGTGCCGGCCGTGGGCGTCACGCTCCAGGCGCCCGACGGCTCGCCGATCTTCGACGTCACCCCGCAGGCCATCACGCGCACGGGCTTCACCATCGCCCTCGCTGCGGCCGCCGGCTCCGGCTATTCGGTCGCATGGGTCGCCGCCGATGCCTCCGACGATGCCGATGCCTCCGTGCTCCAGAGCGGCAGCGCGAGCCTCACCCTGGCCGCCGAGAGCAAGGCGATCACCTTCGGCACCGCCTTCACGGCCGCCCCCATCGTCTTCTGCCAGGTCGTCGCGCCCGCGAGCGGGCTCGTGATCGCGTGCTCGCCCACGCTCATCACCACCGCCGGCTTCACCGCCCCGCTCGGCTTCCCGATCCCCGCCACGGGCTACACCCTCAACTGGTTCGCCTTCGCCGTCGGCGCCACCACCGCCGCGCCCACGCTGCCCTCCGGCGCCACCGCGCTCCCCGACGATCTCACCGCCGCCTGGCTGCACCAGTGTGCCCTCGTGTGGGCCAGCCTCGACGTGCTCGGCACCGGCCTCTCCGACGAAAAAGCCCGCACCGCCACGCGCGACAACCTCGGCAAACTCACTCTCTCGCCCGACGTGGCCGAGACGCTCCGGCGCTACCAGCGCCACGTCGTCACCTGATCCCGTGAGCCTCACCGTCGACATCGCCCTCACGCCCTCCGCCGCCGCGCTCCTGCGCAGCAGCAAGACGTGGCCCGCGAAAATGTCGCAGGCCATCGCGCACGGCCTCGACTACGAGAACGAGCTGACCATCGGCCACGCGCAGGCCCGCCACCTCAGCCGCCGCGGGCCCACGACCCTCGGCGTCGTCACCAACCGCCTCCGCTCCTCGCTCAACCAGGTCTCCGCCGCCATCGACGGAAACTCCGTCATTTCCTCGATCGGCACCAACGTCGCCTATGCCGGCGCCCACGAGTTCGGCTTCGTCGGCCGCGTGCAGGTGAAAGCCTTCACGCGGAAGGTGAACACCTACGCCGGCGGCACGAAGCTCGTCGCGCACCTCGCGAAATCCGGCCGCATCGTGAAGAAGAAGGCGAAGATCACCGCCACCGGCACGCAGCAGGTCAAAGCCCACACCCGCATGATGAAAATGCCCGAGCGCTCCTTCATCCGCTCCAGCATCCGCGAACGCTCCGCCGACTACTCCGCCACCCTCAGCAGCGCCATCGTCGCCGCCTTCGCCCGCTCATGACCACCTTGGAACGTCAACTCCTCGACATGCAGGCCCGGCTCGAAGCCGACGCCTACTTCATCGACGTGCCCATCTTCGTCCTCCGCCCCCGTGCGCAGGAGGGCGCCGCGCAGATTCAGACCCGCATTGACCAGGCGCTTTCCGGGCTCGTGCAGAAGGCCGGCAAGTGCGGTGCAGCCGTCACGCTCCTCATGCCCACGGGCGACACCGACAAGCCGAACATTCCCGGCCCCGCCCTCCGCTTCACCTACACCGCCCGCGTGCAGGAGATCATTGGTGTGAACATGGGGCCCAACGGCACGCAGAAGAGCGCCGAGGAAATCGCCGTGGCTGTGCTCCAGTGCTTTCATCACGCGAGCCTCAACGGCCGCCACGTTCTCACCGCCTCGGCCGATACGCTCACGCCCTCCCTGGAGGCCGATCCGAAGCTGACCTATGACGTGCGCTTCAGTGCGCAGGGCAATCTCGCCAAGCCCACCAAGTGCGCGCAGCCGATCATCTCGCCCAGCTCCGGCGCCGTGCCGCAGACCGTCACCCTCACCTGCGCCACCGCCACTGCCGCGATCTATTACACGACGGATGGCAGCTATCCCTCGCCCCTGAACTCCACCGCGACCCGCTACACCGCCCCGATCTCCGTCACCGTCGCGTGCACCCTGCGCACCGCCGCCCACCTCGCCGCCTACCAGCAGAGCGACATCGCCGAAGCCACCTTCACCTGATCCCGCCATCCCTTCTTCCACTTAGACTTCTCACTTAAACTCGAAAAAACATGAGCGCTCCCACCATCATCGCCGGCCCGGCCATCGTTACGTTCAACTCTCAGACCTACTACACCGAGAGCGACATCGTCGTGAATTTTAAGCGCGACACCTTTGCCGTGAAGACCGCGCTGCACGGCACGGTCGACACCCGCCTCGCCTCGCAGATGGCCGAGATCACCTTCAAGCCCGTCGGCGCGCTCGACACCGTCGCGAAATACATCGCCTATGCCGCGACGCAGGTCGGCCAGATGCTGATCGACCAGACCACGCCGAAGACCGTCGTGATCTGGGGGCAGGACGGCAAAAAGATGACGTGGGCCAGCGGTTTCATTTCCAAGCTCCCCAGCTTCGAACTCTCCGCCACGAAGACCGCCATCGGCTCGATGACGATCACCTGCTTCTCCAGCCCGAGCACGACGCTCACCGCTGCCGCCGCGTGGAACACCGCCGCCAGCGCCTCCCTCGCCGACATCACCTTCGACGAGACGAAGATCGTGACCGGCGCCTACGCCGCCACCCTCGGCAGCGTCTTCACCTCCCTCGCTGCGGAGGATGGCTTCGTGTTCGAGCCCGTGATCAGCGTCTCGATGAAGAAGGTCGACAACTTCGGCTATGTGAACGCGCTGCTGTCCGATCTCACCTATGCGGTGCGCTTCAAGCCCGTCGGCCTCACCGAGGCGCAGCTCTGGGCCGCGCTGAAACTTCAGGACACGACCGCCATCGTGCCAGGGGCGAGCGTCACCGGCTCCGACGATCTCGTCGTCGCAGCCGGCGCCGTGAGCTTCACCCTGGCGAAAGCCGGCATCGTGTCGGCCGTGACGCAATACGGCCTCGAACCGCTCCGCCTGGGCGAAGTCGCCTTCGTGAACCGGAAAACCTTCACGAGCGGCGTCATGAACGCCCCGATCACCGTCGCCTTCACGTGATCTATTCCGGCTCTTCGCTCTCAGCTCTCAGCTCTTCGCTCATTTGAAAATCGAAATCGGAGCCGTCACCCTCTGCGCCGGCGGGCTCGACTCGCCGGAAGACCTCACGCGCGAGGCGGCCGACACGATCCAAGTGATCGCCGGCCTCCGCGCCGTGTGGGGGCAGGCGGTCAACCGGGGCAACCGGGTGCATACCCTTCGGTTTCAACTCACGAAAAGCTACGACACCGCCCAGCTCGCCGAGGTGGCGCTCCTCGACCACCCCGGCGACGTGCCCACGACGGGCAACGTGAAGCTGACGAGCGAAGGCACGAGCCCGACGGTGCGCTACATCCGCAACGCCACGGTGCACGCCTTCGCCGCCCGCCAGATCGGCGTCTCGATCCTCTGGCAATACAGCATAACCGGCGGCGAAATCTCCGCCACCGCCTGAGCGCTCCGCCTCTTTCTCTTTCCTCTTTCTCTTAATCTTTCTCCCGCCCGCCCATGAAACGCCTCCTCCTCCGCCGCTTTGCTCTCAGCTCTCAGCTCTCAGCTCTCAGCTTTCTCCTGGTCGCGCTCTCCGCTCTCAGCTCTCAACTCTCAACTCGGGCGCTCGGCGCCCAAGGCATCAAAGACCTGAGCCTCGCCGGCACGACCACCGACGCCAGCACCTACAACGCCAGCGCCGCGCACACCTTTCTCTCGGGCGCCAGCGCCACCTTCGCGAGCGGCAGCACGCTCACGCTTAGCGGCGCCTTCGCCGGCACGCCCACCGGCGGCACGCTCAACCTCGCCGCGCTCACACTTACCCTCCCGAGCAACTTTGTCACGCTTACCGGCACGCAGACCCTCACCAACAAAACCCTCACCAGCCCGACGCTCACGACGCCCGCCCTCGGCACCCCTGCCAGCGGCACGCTCACCAACGCCACCGGCCTCCCGCTCACCACCGGCGTCGCAGGCACCCTCCCCGTCGCCAACGGAGGCACCGGCATCACCGCCGTCGGCACGAGCGGCAATGTCCTCACGAGTAATGGCACTGCTTGGGTCAGCTCCGCGCCCACAGGCGGAGGCGGCGTGGCCAGCATCACCGGGACAAGCGGCCAAATCACCGCGAGCGCGAGCACGGGAGCGGTGACGCTCTCAATCCCCACCGCAGTCACCTCCGTCAATAGCATCACGGCGAGCGCGGCCACCGACCTGACACTAAACGCAGGCAGCACGACCGGGAGCGTTTTTCTCGTGCCGACGGGCACTGGTGGCGTCAAGCTTGGGACATCGGCATATTACGATTGGCCGAATACGCAATTCGTCATAGGGAACTCCGTCCAGGCGGGTCTGTTTTTTTCCAGCACAGGGGAATTTGTCTCCCGCCGCGAGGCGGCTAATGGAAAGATGCGGATACAAACAGTAGGAGACAATACCGTCCAAGGTTACGTTGCATTCGACCGTGCGCGCGGCACCATTGCCAGCCCGACCGCCCTCGGCTCTGGCGATGTATTCGCGAGCCTTGTCGGAGTTGGGCACGACGGCAATGCGGGCAGCCTTTACCACTCGCCGCAGATGAATCTTTATACGACGGAGGCGTGGACGTCTTCCGCTCACGGCAGCGCGTTTTCGTTCTCTACGGTGGCTAATGGCACCACCGGGCAAGAGTTGAACTTGCGCATCGGCAACGCCGGAAAAAATTACGTCGATATTCCCAACCAACTGCTGGTCGGAAATACCGTTAATGATACAACCAATGTCCTGCGGATAGCTAAAGCCAACTCATCGTCGGGCCAAATGGTCGTCGACGGCGGCACCAGCACACTCCTCCACTTCGGCCTGTTCGCTAACGAGGCCTATCTTTTTAACAATTTTTATTATCTCGGAGGCCAGCAGACCGACAACTCTGGATTTACCAGCGCGGGCATCATCCTTAGTCAGACGGATATTAAATTTCAGATGGCCCCGGCCTCTGCCTCCCCAGCCCGCGTTACGGGGATGGCAATGATCGGCACCGCACTTGCTACTGGAAATGTTGCGGTCAACTACACCACCGAAGCAACCACCGGAGGCGCGGGATCTCTGGCCGCGGCCGGCGGCATCTATGCAGCAAAGCAAGTCGTGAGCACTGGTCACACGCTCGTTCCGCAAACCGCTCCCGCCTCCCCCTTGTCCGGCTGGACGCTCTACACCGACAGCGGGGACGGCAACAAGCTCAAGGCCAAGGCGTCCACCGGCACCGTCGTCACCATCGGCACCCCGTAAACTTTCCTCCCATGAAAAAACTACTGTCACTCCTCAGTCTCGCGGTCGCGCTCTGCGCAGCCGCTTTTGCCGCCGACGCTCCCTCGCCCGCCATCCTCTCGCAGTCCACGAAGAATGGCGTGACGACCCTCGTCACGACCGGGCGCGTGCAAGCCGAAGCGTCGATCAACGCCGATGGATCGGTTACGTTCCAGATTTACCCGACCGTGACGCTCCTCGACAGCGCGGGCCAAGTCATCACGACGAAGCTCGACACGGGCGCGGTCTTCAACGTGCCGCTCTCGGCCAAGCTCGTTGCCGCCGTTTTGGTTGAGGTCAAATCCGCCTACGATGCGGACGTGGCTGCAAAAGCGAAAGCCGCCGCAGACGCCGCTGCCGCGAAAGCCGCCGCCGATGCTGCGCCGAAGACGACCGCCATCGAATCCACGACAACCGGGAACGCCCGTATTGTCTTGAATGCGCCAATGCAAATGACGTTCGGCTATCCGGCCACGCTCACGCTGACGGCCAAGGGCGAGGTCAAATACTCCGGCACGCCCGACGAAGCCGCCGCCGCCTTCGTCTCCGCGCTTCGCCCGCAGCTTCAAGAGCTTTACGCGTCCGCCAAATAATCGCCGTGCTCCTCACCCGCTCACAGCTCATCGCGGCCCTGTCCGCTGGCAGCATCCCGCCCGCTGCGCTCTGGGCTGCGTCGCTCAACGGAGACGTGTTTGCCACCGTCTCCCGCGAATGGGTGACGGCAACGTGGGAGGCCGGCGTGCGAGCCCTCCGCGACAACGCCCCGGCCCTCGTCACGTCTCGGTCCATCGGCGCGAGCGGGCAGACGCAGCTTGTGCCGCGCTACTTCCTCGATGGATTCAACTGCCGAGGGCATTCGGTGTTTATTTACGCGCACGGACTGACCGGCTTCGCCGTGCAAGCCGCCGCATCCCCGACGCCGCTCGACCACGACGCTTTGGCGTTCGGGTTTTTGCACTACACCGCGCGCCCGTCTGCCGACAACCTCCAGCGCGACGGACGGCATCAAATTCTGTGGTTTGTGGACCGCGATGGAGTGTTCCAATCCTACGAGCCGGGCGACGGCGAGGAGAACGAACTCACGCCGGAAGAACTCGCCAGTATCACGTTCCTTTACGCGCAATGAAGACGCTCCACGCTTTCATCGCTGCTTGCCTGCTCTGCGCCTTGTCTGGATGCGCCACCACGCCCGCGCTCTCGCCCTCTGACCCTTCCGTCTACCGCCCCACCGCTCCGATCACCTACCCGCCACCCCGCTGATCGTTCTCTCAGCTCTCAACTCTCAGCTCTCAACTTTTCCAAGTGCCCGACACCGACCTCAAAATCAACATCACCACCACCGGCAACCCCGCCGGCGCGGAGGCCGTTGCCAAGTCCCTGCAAGGGCTCGGCAAGGCCGCGGGTGAGACCGGCCAGGAGTCGAAATCCCTTGGTGCCGATTTGCAGTCCCTGGGCGCCCGCCAGAACGCAACGAAGGATGTGATCGAGGGCCTCGACCAGGCGATGAAGGGCCAGACCGCCTCGATCTTCGGCGTCGCCAAGGCCGCAAAAAACCTCTGGGAAGTCCTCACCGTCTCGACGCCGATGGGCCGCCTCGCCCAGCTCGCCATCATCGCCGCCGGGGCCTTCAGCCTTTTCAAAGAAAAATTAAGCTCGGTCGAGAAACCAGCGGAAGACACTGCCGTCGCCCTTCAAGCGAGCGTGACCGCAGCATCAAAAATCAATCAGGTTCGTCTGGATGCGCTGAAGACCGAACTCGAAGCGATTGGAACCCGAGCAAAAGTCGCCTCGGATTCTATCGACGCAATTCATGCCGCTTCGGATCGTTTGGCGAAATCACGGATGACGGTTGAGCTGGCTGGCCTTGCGGCCGATGGCACGCTCAGCCCCGAGGACCGTGCGAAGAAAGAGTATGAAATCAAAAAGCGCTTTTCCGCCGATCAGGCGAAGCGCGATGACGACAAGACCTCGGAGCAGCTCGGGAACGCTGAGCGAAAAGCGAAGGACCTGCGCGACGTAGCTGATCGCGAATTTTTCACCCAAAAGAAATCGGCCGACGGAAATCTTGAGAATACCGTCGGAAACCGCGACAACTTGAATCGAGCCCAGAAGGCGCTCCGTGATTTCATGGGCGCCGAGTTGAAACGGAACGGCCCATTGAACGCCGAGGCGAATCTTCGGGCGTTGGAAGCGCTGTTGCCGATCTCTCAAGCGCTCACCGAGCGTCAAAACGCCGCCTTTGGGCCCGAGGCCGACGCACGCCTCAGTATCCTTCGTGATCGCGCTGAGTCCGCCGGGAGTGGAAATACGGCCGCATCGCTGGCGGCAGACAAGGCGGAGGAAGAGCTGCGTGTGCTTCGCGAAACCGCCAGCCGGAACAGCTACGTGAACCCAGTCGTCCGATCCAATGAGGATCGGGCCGCTCGCATCGCCGCAGGGATTTCCGACGTCGGATCGTTCGACGACTACCGCAAGAACAATTCGGTGAGCGAGCCGGCGAAACTTCTCGTGAACGGGAAAGACGTGACGGATTCGATCAATCGCCAGATGGATCAGATGCGCGCCCTGGGTGAATCCGCCGCGCGCCTCGGCAAGGCCATCGAAAGCTCCATTATTATCAATGGCGTCGTGATCAGCCAGATCGAGAAGACCGCGGAAAACTTGGAGTCGCAGATCAAGGCTTCGCGCCGCTAACCACTCATGTCCGTCACGTGGAAAATCAACGGCTCGGCGGTCGCCGATCTCGGCATCGAGCGCGCCGTGTTGCGCTTGGTCAACCAGCTGCCTGACACGCTCACCTTCGAGACGGCACGCGTCGAATTCGACACGAACGCTGCCTACACCAGCGCCCCCACCGTCACCTTCACGGGCGGCGGCGGCACGGGGGCCACTGCCACGACGAGCATCGCTTCCGGCGTCGTCTCCGCCCTGACGCTCACCGCTCCTGGCAGCGGCTACACCTCGGCCCCGCTTGTTTCACTCGATGGCGGTGGCAGCTTCGGCGCCACGGCGCGCGCGGTGCTCACGCCCGCCACGGTGGCGAGTGCCACGCTCACGGCTGCCGGCAGCGGATTCACCAGCGCGCCCACCGTCACCGTCTCCGGTGGCGGTGGCAGCGGGGCCGCGTTCACGGCCGTGCTGGCGACGCGCACCGTCGCCTCGCTGGCGATCACGGCCGGCGGCACCGGTTACACGAGCGCGCCCACGGTGGTCTTCACGGGCGGCGGCGGCACCGGCGCCACGGCCACCGCGGTGCTCTCCGGTGGATCCGTCGTCTCCCTCACACTCACGGCCGCCGGCACCGGCTACACGAGCGTGCCCACCGTCGCACTTTCCGGTGGTGGCGGCACGGGCGCCACGGCCACGGCGGTGCTCACCGGCACGAGTGTGGCCTCGGCTGCGCTCAGCGCCGCCGGCGCCGGATTTACGACCGCGCCAGCCGTCACGGTCTCGGGCGGAGGCGGCACGGGTGCGGCGGTCACCGCCGTCCTGGCCGGCACGAGCCTCATCGGCCTCACGGTGAGCGCGGGAGGCGGTGGCTACACTACGCCGCCCACCGTTTCGATTACGGGCGGCGGCGGCAGCGGTGCCACCGCCGTGGCGATCCTCAGTTCCGGCGCGGTGATAGGTATCACGCTCACGGCGGCCGGCACGGGCTACACCTACGACACCATCGTGACCCTCTCCGGCGGCGGGGGCAGCGGGGCGACCGCCCATGCCGTGCTCACCGCCACGGGCGTGGGTTTCGTGAATCCGGTGAGCGACTACAACGCGTGGGCGGCGGGCATCACGCCGGTGATCACCTTCAGCGGCGGGGGCGGATCAGGGGCCGCGGCCACGGCAGTCCTCGCCGACGTCGTCACTTCGATTGCGGTGGGTGGATTCGGCAGCGGCTACACTTCGGCGCCCACCGTCACGATCTCCGGCGGCGGCGGCAGTGGCGCCACGGCCTTTGCGGTGCTCAGCACGGGCACGGGCGCCGGTAAGGTTTACAAAGTCGTCATCACCAACCCTGGCACGGGCTACACCTCGGCGCCCACGATCACGCTGTCTGGTGGGGGCGGCTCGGGCGCCTGGGCGACCGCGGCTGTGGCCCGCGTGATCACCTCCGTCACGATCACCGCGGCCGGCAGCGGCTACACCTCGCCACCCACCGCGCGCTTCGTGGGCGGCTTCAACGACTACACGACGACGACGGAACTTCAGGCGACCTCCATCGGATCCATTGCCGTCACGGCTGGCGGCAGTGGCTACACCAGCGCGCCCGCGGTGGCGATTTCCGCCCTCAATCTCGGCCGGGCCTACCTCACGCTCGAAATCGCGGGCGGGGCCGTCTCGGCGCTCCATATCACGACGCCGGGCCGCAACTACACGAGCGCGCCCACCATCACCATCGTCACGGGCGACGGTCTGGGCAGCGGTGCCACCGCCACGTGCACGATTTCCGGCGGATCAATCGCCACCGTGACGCTCACGGCGGGTGGCAGCGGGTATTCTGACTTCCGGGGCGGCGATCTGCTCGCGCTCCCCGTGCCGACCAGTGGCACCGGGGCGACGGCCACGGCCAGTTTCGGCGTGTCGGTGAGCAGCCTCGCACTCACGGCCGCAGGCACGGGCTACACCAGCGCGCCATCGATCAGCTTCAGCGGGGGAGGCGGCAGTGGAGCCGCTGCCTCCGCGGTGCTCACGCCCACCACACTCGCCTCGCTCACGGTAAGTGCGGCCGGCACGGGCTACACCTCCGCGCCGACGCTCACCATCGCCCTCGGCGCCGGCGCGGGCGCCACCCTCGCGACCGGCACAGCTACGCTCACCGGCACGTCGCTGGCCTCGCTCAGTGTCACGGCTGGCGGCACGGGCTACACCTCAGCCCCCACGGTAGGCTTCACGGGCGGCGGTGGCACCGGGGCCACGGCGACGGCCGCCATCGCCACCCAAGTGGCCTCGCTCACGCTCACCGCGGCCGGCACGGGCTACACGAGCGCACCGGCGATCTCGTTCACCGGAGGTGGCGGCACCGGTGCGGCCGCCACGGCTGCACTCACCGCGGCCGTCCTCGCCTCGCTCACGCTCACGGCGGCCGGCACCGGCTACACGAGCGCGCCCACGCTCACGATTTCAGGGGGCGATGGCACCGGCGCGACGGCGGTGGCGGTGCTGACTCCTACCAGCATCGCGAGCCTCGTGCTCACTAATAACGGCGGCGTGCTCCAGCCCGACACCGCCATCGTGCTCACGCGCGAGGAGTCCGGTGCGGAGGTCACGTGGTTTTCCGGCGTGATCCGCCAGACGCCCCGCTCCCGCAGCTCGCAGGACAATCGGATCGGCTACGTGGCGGAAGGGCCCTGGCAATGGCTCCAGCGGCTGCCCTACCTCCAGGTCTTTAAGCAGGCGGCCACGCCCTCTGATCCCCTGTCGACGCTCTCCGACTATTTGCGCGGCCGTGTCGTGATCGGCCAAAACGAGGCCGGAGAAAAAGTCTCCCTGGGCGAATTTCTGAACCTCGTGCTCGACTACGCCATCGCCGCCAAGCCGGGCGTGATGCAGCGCGCGGATTTCAGCACCGCGATCACCGGCACGATCCCCTGGGATGAAGTCACCGACCTCTCCTGCGCCGAGGTGATCTCGCGCGCGCTCCAGTTTGTGCCCGATGCCGTGTGTGCGTGGGACTACACCGTGGCGCCGCCCCGCCTCAATATCCTGCGCCGCGCCGATCTCACCGCCCTCGATCTCGCTGTGCAGCCCACCGGCACGGCTGACAGTGCCGCCTACGTGCCCTTCTCCTCGGTCGATCTGCGCGAGCGTCCCGACCTCAAAAAGTCGGCGGTGTGTCTCCTCTACCTCGCGACCAATCGCGACAACGATGCACAGTGGGAAATCGTCACCGCCGACTACTACCCCACCGACGCCACGCCCAACCATCCCGACACGCTGTATCGCACGATCCAGCTCGCCGGCTCCGTGTCGACCAGCACGAACCTCCAGCAGAAAATCGACGTGGACCCGCTGGGAAGCTACCTTGATTACGCTACCTCGGCTTGGCTCACGAGCGGCAGCCAGTTCGATTCGTTGAAAACATGGTGGCTCAACCACTCCAAGGAACTGGACAGCGCCTACATCACGGTGAAGGGCTTCCTCAAGTGTGCCCGCACCGGCGACAGCATCGGCACGACCGGCCAGCTCGACAACGAACTCGTCGGCGGTGCGGTGACCGACTGGATGGAAAGCGCGCAGGAAATCCGCTCGGAAGAGCAGCAGGTGACGGCCTACATCGCGTTCGAAGAAGCGCGGCCGAACGACTCCAGTAAAAAGGCGCGCCACATCAAGAAATTCGTGGCCAGCGTGCGGGCCACCAACGCCACGACGAAGACCTACTCCTTTTCGTCCGGTTCGGAGTCGACTGCGGCCGAAGCTGTGCCCACGGGATTGGCCGAGATGATCCATGGCGCGATCAGCGTGACGCAGTGGGATGGCTCGCTCCTGATCGTGGAAGCTGAGGCCACCCGCTCGGCGCTCATCGGTTGCGTGATCAACCTGACGGGCAGCCTCACCGATTGGGCCACCATGCGGGCGCAGGTGCAATCGGCCCAGATCGATCTCTTTCGCGGCGAAACCCGCGTAAATGTCGGCCCGGCGAGGCACCTCGGCCCGGACGATCTCGTCGAACTGTATCGCGTGAACCGAAACCGCCAGGCCGTGACCTCAACCGGCACGCGCACGAGTGGCGTCACAGGCACGGTCGGCGGCAATCAGGGCCTCGGCCGCCACCATCGCGGCGGCGCGCGGGCGACAGGCGTCGCGCAGGCGCCGGGGCGCTATACCTCCGCCGTGACCGTGGCCGGCACCGTGCCCACATCGAGCGAGATCGGCGCGGCCGTGCTGGCGGCCTACTCGGGTGACAATATCCCCGTCGAAGGCGATGTCGTGAGCCTCACCGTGGGCGGCACCGTCAAGTTCTCTGCCATCGTCACCCTCACCGCCATCGCGGTCGATGGCTGGCGTCGCGTTGCCTTCACTTTTTCGAGCGTCAGCTACTATGCGTGGGTGAGCCAAGTGGGGCTCTACTGATCCCCCGATGAGCTGGAGCCACTACACCGCGGCGCTGGCGGCCGGCGACCTTATCACCACGGCGCAGCGCAACGAACTCTACGACGCCTTCCTGGAGCGGGCGGAAGTCGCGGCGCCCTACCTCTTCGGTGTGACCTTTTCGGCCGGTTCGACGCTGCGCACCTCGGGCTTTTCGACCGATCTGATCGACCGCAGCAGCGGCGGCCCGGTGCGGCTGTTGGATGCCCTCGGGATGATCAGCGCGGCCTTCGTGCGCCCCGCCGTGATCGACGGCGCTCCCTCCATCGGCGTGGGCACGAATAAGGGGTTTTCGGGCACCACGGCCGCGAGCACCAATCTGCTCAACCTGGCCGCGACCGCGGCGAGTGTTTCGGTGGCCGAACTCGACGACCTGATCGCAAACCCGCTGCTCGATGCGTGGAAGCGCTGGAACGTGATCAGAGAGGCGATCCGGCTCCTCAAATACGCCAACCTCGGTCTGCCCACGCCGACGGCCCATCATATCTACGCGAGCGACTTCACCTGGGCCGACACAAAGACCGCGGCCTTCGTTAGCGAGGCCTCGGGGCTTTTTGGCAGCACCACGGAAAACCTGATACTCTTAACGCTCTACACTGAGGCCGGCGCGCCCCCGGTCGGCGCCTACGAGATCACGAGCAATCGCAGCACCTACTCCCTCGCGATCCCGGCCGCCGGTGCCTTTACGGCGGGCTACACGGTGGCGGCGATGCTCAGCTACGGAAACCTCGACACCGAGGGCCTGTCGCTGGCGGTGGATTTTCACGGCGCGCTGAATGTCGGCAGCCTGACCGGCTACGGCTACCAGCAGGCGAAGGACGTGAGCGCAAGCGGGCAGACAGCGACGGGCTCGCAGACCCTGGAGGCGTCGATCTTGGGCTACTACGACAGCGTGGAGATGGACAGCTACGAACCGGCAGCGGTCGACGGCGCCTTCAAGAACGGCCACGTGATCGTGCACGCCTTCATCGGCAAGCCGACATTCACGCACCCCTGACGCTGATTTTTCGTCCTCTGCCGCACCCCTGCAAACCCCCGGCAACCCCTCGCGCGAACCCCTGCAAAAGCCCGATCTTTCCCGAACTCGCCGGAATTCTTCTCAAACCCGGCTGGAAACTACACCGCTGAACGTCAC